GGCAGACCTTGAAGCCGGCGATGAAGAAGGCGAAGAGGAAGAAGAAGGCGAAGAAGAGGAAGGTGGCGATGAGCCAGCAACCAAAGACGACGTTATGGATCTTAAAGATGCTATCGACGAACTAGAAGCTGCATTTAAAGAGTATGCCGCATCCGAAGAAGGCGAACATGGCGATATGGACATGGACATGGGCGACGAAATGAAGGATGATTTTGGTCTAGATATGACTGGCGACCTAGAAACAGTTCGTGAATACGTTGAAAAAGTTGACGGTCACGGTGCTGAGAAAAAAGGCAAAGCAGAAAACGCTGACAACAAATCAAGCGTAGTTGCTGGTAAGAATGACATGGGCGGCACTACTGCTAACATCGCAAAAGGCGGTGAGGGCGGCGGTTCTGAAACTGGTCTAACTGGCAAAGCAAAAGATATGAATACCGGAAACATCAACAAAGTTGGTGGTTCTTCAGAAGCCGAAAGAATGGGCAAAGACGGTAAAGGCCACGGTGCTGAGAAAAAAGGCGCAGGTGAGTCAAGCGTTGATGCTAAAAGCATTATCGGCGGTTAAAGAATCGGAGCCCAGATAGGTGAAAACTACTTTAGCAGAACATTTGAGTTTCGACCAAGCCCAACTGACACTTGAGAAAACCGGGGAAGACTCTAAAACATTACATCTGAATGGCATTTGTATCCAAGGTGATATTAAAAATGCCAATCAGAGAGTTTACCCATCCTCTGAAATCGCAAGGGCTGTCAAAACTCTCAACGAACAGATTGGCGGCGGCTACTCAGTGTTAGGCGAAGTGGATCATCCTGCTGATTTACGCATCAATTTAGACCGTGTTTCTCACATGATTACTAAGATGTGGATGGACGGTCCAAATGGTTACGGTAAATTAAAAATTCTACCAACTCCAATGGGACAATTGATTCAAACCATGTTGGAGAGTGGAGTTAAACTTGGTGTGTCTAGCAGGGGCTCCGGTAACGTTTCAGAAGACGGATCTGGCAAAGTGTCAGATTTTGAAATTATTACAGTAGATATCGTAGCACAACCGAGTGCGCCAGGTGCGTACCCTACGCCTGTGTACGAGCATCTAATGAATACACTAGGCGGGGACAAGGCATTAAGAATAGCAAAAGAAGTTCAAGGCGACTCAAAGGCACAGAAATATATCGCAGAGAGCCTGGTAAGCATTATCAGGAAACTGAAATAATCGTAGGAGAATCACATGATTGATATAGTCAAACAACTTTTCGAAAACGATGTGATTTCCGAAGAAATGAAATCGGAAATTGAATCTGCTTGGCAAAGCAAGATCCAAGAAAACCGTGATCAAGTAACCGCACAACTTCGTGAAGAATTTGCTCAAAAATACGAGCATGATAAAGGTGTAATGGTAGAAGCAATTGACAAAATGGTAAATGATCGTCTACAGTCTGAGTTATCAGAACTAGCAGAAGATCGCAACCAGCTTGTAGAAGCCAAAGCCAAGTATGCGAAGAAGATGGCTGATGATGCAAAAAAGATGGAAGGCTTTGTACTACGTCGACTAGCATCTGAACTATCTGAGCTACACGAAGATCGTAAAAATGTGGCAGCAAATTTTGCTAAGTTAGAGAGTTTCATTGTAGACGCTCTAGCAAAAGAACTTGCAGAATTCCACGCTGACAAGAAAGACCTAGCTGAAACAAAAGTCAAACTTGTACGCGAAAGCAAAGCAAAATTTGAAAAACTCAAGTCAGATTTTGTTGCCAATTCAGCAAAACTTGTTGAAGGCGTTGTTAAGACAAAACTTACCAACGAAATTGGACAACTAAAAGAAGACATCGAGTCTGCTCGTCGCAATGATTTTGGTCGCAGAATTTTTGAATCATTCGCAAGCGAATACGCTTCGAGCTATCTGAATGAAAAGTCAGAAACTGCAAAACTAATGAAGGTTATTCAGCAGAAAGAGCATGAACTAGCCGAAGCACAACAGGCTGTTGAGCAAACACAACAACTTGTTGAAAGTAAAGAACGAGAAATCCGTGTCGCAAAAGACATGGCTTCACGTAAAGAAATTATGAGCGAGCTTTTAAATCCGTTGGCTGGAGAGAAGAAAACAGTCATGAAGGAGTTGCTTGAGTCTGTAAAGACCGAAAAACTTCATACGGCATTTGAAAAATACTTGCCAGCTGTAATGGCAGGCGATGCTCCTAAATCTAAGGCAACACTGGTAGAAGGCAAAGAAGTAACAGGCGATAAACCACAGGCACAACAAAACAGCGTCGAAGACAAGACTGCTGAAATTTATGATATCCGCAAGCTCGCGGGACTTAAAGTTTAAGGAGATAAACAAATGTCAGAACTACTCGAGTCACGCTGGCAGGAAACCAAAGGCGCTCTATTAGAAGGCCTTCAAGGAACTCGCAAATCAGTAATGGACGTAACTCTCGAAAATACTCGCAAGTATCTTTCAGAATCGGCCACTGCTGGTGCTACTTCTGCCGGTACCGTTGCAACTCTAAATCGTGTGATCCTACCTGTGATCAGACGTGTAATGCCAACAGTCATTGCTAATGAACTAGTTGGTGTACAACCAATGACAGGTCCAGTTGGTCAAATCCACACTCTACGTGTTCGCTATGCTAACACTGCAGCTGGTGTGACCGCTGGTGAAGAGGCCCTAAGCCCATTCAAGATTGCTTCAGCATATTCAGGTAACGCGACTTCACCAGCCGCTGCCGGTGCTACAGCATCTCTAGAAGGTGAAGCTGGTAACAGACTAAGCATTCAGATCTTGAAGCAAACTGTAGAAGCTAAGACACGCAAGCTATCAGCTCGCTGGACATTCGAAGCTGCTCAGGACGCACAGGCTCAGCAGGGTATTGATATCGAAGCAGAAATCATGGCAGCTCTTGCCCAGGAAATTACTGCTGAGATTGACCAGGAAGTTATTGGTTCACTACGCAACCTAGCTGGAACTGGTACTGAGACTTACGACCAGACCGCTGTGTCAGGTACTGCTACTTTTGTTGGTGACGAACACGCTGCACTAGCTGTTCTAATCAATAGACAAGCAAACCTAATCGCTCAGCGTACACGTCGTGGTGCTGGTAACTACGCTGTAGTTTCACCATTCGCACTAACAATCCTACAAAGTGCTACAACTTCTGCGTTCGCAAGAACAACAGAAGGTACGTTTGAAGCACCAACCAACACTAAGATGGTCGGTACTCTAAACAGCGCAATGAAGGTATATGTTGACTCATACGCATCGAACGATGCTCCAGTGCTAATTGGTTACAAAGGTTCAAGCGAATCTGACGCACCAGCATTCTACTGCCCATACATTCCATTGATGAGCAGTGGTGTTGTGCTAGATCCGTCAACCTTCGAACCAGTAGTTAGCTTCATGACAAGATATGGCTATGTTGAATTAACCAACACAGCATCATCTCTTGGTAATGCTGCAGAC